TCAGTCGCGGCTCCAGGATTCGCGCAGGACGCCAGCAGACTGACCGGCAGGAGAAGCAGCAATTTGATTTTCCACATCGGTGCGATCCTTGGCCGCATCGGCGGCGGTTTGAGCGGCTTTGGCATTCGCCTCTGCCTGAGCCTGGGAAAGTTGGGCAACCTTCACATGGGCATCCGCTTCACTCTGGCGTGCGGTCGCTACGTCAGCAGTGGCGCCCCTCTTCACGAAGATGGCGTACAGGACGCCTAGGGCAGCTACGAGAGCGCCAGCAATGGGCTGCCAGAATTGGGTTAGGAGAGCGAGGATTGCCGTCATTGCGTTTCTCCATGGAGCATCATGTAGGCCAGCCGTTGGGCGCGCGCTCCGACCTGCTTGGCCCACAGGCTGTCCAGCATGCCATCGTGCGCTGCCTGCCAATCGTGACGTTGCACGGCACCCAATGTGTTTTTGAACTGAAGAAGCTTGCCGCCCAGGTTGAATGCCATATTGAGCAGCACGCGCATGCGCACGTCGTCTAGCTCCGCCCACCACGGCAGGTTGCGATTTAGGAAGTCTTCCGCATCCGCGATGTCGTTCGCCAGCAGCATCAGGGATTCGTCGTGGCTAATGCCCTTATCGTCCAGGTTCCGGCCGATGCCGATGGTGGTCTTATCTACCGTATCCTTGTAGGGTTTCAAACGCTCGCCCTCGTCTCGGATCAGTTCGGCTTGAAGCGCACCCAGGTCATACCCCTCCATCTTTCTCCCCCTTGGACTGATCGATCAAGCGCCCCCACATCCCTAGAACCAGAATAATGATGGTCAGGGTTGCGACGGCCCACAGCGGGATAGACCGCCGCATGTCGTCAGGCAATGCGATCCACGCCCCCTGAACTCCAGTGGCGACCCCCATGCAGTGCATCGAGAACCATTTCTTGGCCTCGCGCCAGTTATCTACAAGCCTCATTTCGCCCACCTCTGCACGTCTGCCCGGTTATCGACGCGGTTCATAACCATCTGAGTTAGCATCGCCTTAATGTCCTTCACATCGTCGCCCATATGCTGGCTGTTAGCCTCCAGGATCGTGACTCGATTCGCCAGGCCGTAATACAGCCCAACGCAACCGCCAATTGCAGCTACGAGCGCTGACATGATCACGAAGAACGACGCGATCGTAGAAACTATCGTTTTTGCGCTGATGGCCCACTTCTTTACATCGCCATCCATCAACGCCTCCGGCGCGCGCCTAGGAAACCGTAGGCACCATTGGTGCCTGAGGCAAATTGGGATAGACAAACCAGATAAACGGTTGTCGCGGTTGATATGTTTATGCGGACGGTCCCGACTGGGGCTCCTATGGCGGCACCAGCCGCCACAGAAAACGGATATTGCACGAGCGCACCATTGCCTGGGGCAGTCGGCAGCGATGCCGCGATATTGATGCCTGCTACTGTCAATGTTTGTGCAGTGGTTCCTGCCGGCGCCGTCCATATATTCCCCCAAACATCCCAGTCGCCAGGGCTTAGGGACAGGGTAGCAATCGTAGCTGCCGTATTCGAGGTCAACGATACGGCAGATCCAGAGGCTACAGAGACGGACAAAAATTCACCCACGGAACCCGCTGCGGCATTCGATCCGTTTCCTGATCCAACAATGTTCGGTGTGGTCAACATTGGGGCAGAACCGAATACTAGCGACCCACTACCCGTCTTATCGGATATGATCCCCGCGAGTTGCGCCGATGTGGTGGAAGCGAACTGCCCCAAAGTGCCTGCTGTCGAGGCGCCATTAGTGACGTTAGCTACCGGAACATTCCCCCATTTGGGGGCTACACCAGCACCTTGGGACACAAGGGCCTGCCCTGATGTAGACGTTCCTGGGTTGACTAGTTGATATGGATTGAGCGTCGTCATGGTCGGTCCTAGATTTGCCAGCGGGTAAACACTACCGGGGGAGAGGAATATGTGATCTTCAGAGCATCGCCCGGATTGAGGATGAAGGAGCCAGATCCCGTACTAAGCGCCCTTTCGAAGCCGCTTCGTATGAAGCTAATTTGCGACACGCTGCCTCCAGATATCACGACGTTCACGGCATAAGGATCGTGATGCGTATACGTGAAGGGAGAGGCGCCGACAGCCACATCGTTGGCCGGTACATAATCGCCTGTATATCCATACATCATTGCAAAGGCGGGGCAATCAATAACCTTGATATTCGCCCCATTGCTCGGGTCGGCACCATTGAGCGCCGTGCTTCCTGTGAAGTGGCAGTCACGAAACGTGACGACCGTACTACCTCCACCAGATGGCATGGGAGATACCGGGGGGCCGATATAGCACATCGGACGTGGGATATCAGGATTCCCATCAAAGGTTGTCCCGGAGAAGAGGATTGAATCGGTATTCAAACCTCCGCTTGGATCATTGACTATGAGCCCATAGGCCGTGCCGCCTTCAACCCTGCCACCAAACCATTGGTTGGTATCTGCGTACTCCAGAAGCCGAAGATTGATATCCGCGCCACTAAACCTGCAATTCACAAACGTATTCAACGTAATCGCAGCATCCACAAGGCCGCTCATCTGGAAGCCTACGTTCTGATGCTGCGACGACATGCAGTTTACGAACGTGTTTAGCCCAGACGGCGCCCCCGAGATGGAACTCCAATCCACACCGATCAGTGTGGAATTGATCCAGCGGACATTGTTGAACAAGCATCCACCGATACTAAAGAACTTTTGACACGTAGCGCCGCCGTTTGCGTTGAATTGGATGTTATCTATGCGCCCGGCCCATTTCGTTGCGGTGGCGCACAATGTACCCGTAGTGGATCCGTTCCAAATTAGCTCAGAAACTGCGATATTGTTCAATTCAGGGAAGGCCGCAGCGCCACTTTCGCCATAGAGGCTTACACCGTTAGGCAGCGTGATAGTTGATGTAATGCTATAAGAGCCAGACGGCACATAAACTATCGCCCCTCCCTTCCCCGAGGCAGCAGCAATGGCCATATTGAACGCGTGTGTATCATCAGTAACCCCGTCGCCCTTCGCGCCATAATCGCGCACATCGACCCAATCCGTAATACGATTGTATAGTTTGGATCCGGGGGCTACCTTCGCATCCGTAACAGTCCCATTCCCAGGCACGCCGATGGCGACTGTAGAACCGCCTTTAACATATACATTGGATACGCCAACGGGTATTGGTGCAGGGAAGCTCAGTACCTGATCTGCGAGGGTAAAATCGTGCTGGGGGGTGCCGTCGAAGTCCACCCACAGATTGGAAGCCGAACCGAAATCACTCGTCAGAATCAGCGTGGTGGTCACGCCTGGGGTGTAATCCATCCCGGCAGAGAAAGTCTGATCGATCATATCCCCTAGCAAATTTGCATTAGGGTCTTCGGTCAATTGATCCCAAATCAGATTGTCGAACTGATCGTAGACGACCTGCCGATACGAGCCAGATCCCCATATAACGGCCTCCCCCCTCGCATCAAGAATCACCGGGTTGGTGTTCAGGATAGTTTGGTCCGGATCCTGATATGTGTTCTTCTTAGTGCTGGTGTTGGGGATATAGAAGTACACTTTCCCGCCAACCAACGGCTTCCCATTGTTGTCGGTGAAGTACTGTTTTCCGTTGGGCAACAAACTTGCCATGGTCGAATCCCCTAATCTATGCTCTGGCTATGACTGAACGAATGTTGTGGTTTTCTGCGATTTATCTGATCTGGTGCTTCGTTAGCGGCTTCCTAACGAGGTGGCGCAGCGATTCCGCGAGGCGCCGTAGCGTTGATGGCTGGGTACAAGAGCCGCTGGATACCCCCCAACTGACCCGTTGGGGGCGCGAGACTCGGTGCACGCTGGAGCGCCGCCGCCCCTGATTGAGCGTTTAGGAGCAGTTGCTGAAGCGCCCCCTGGATCGCTTCGTTGTTCATGTTCATCAGGCCGGAGGTCGTGCGTCCAAGGGAGCCACCGATTGCGCCACCGGCAGCAGCGCCAAGCGGGCCACCCATCAAGTACCCCAATCCCCCCCCTAGCGCCGAGCCGATAGTCCCGGCAGGCGCTTTCCCTGCAAGCGCACCGAGTTTCCCGGGGAGGACCTGCCCTAGCATGTTTTGAGTCGCCAGGTTTTGAGCGGTGGCCGAGCCAACCGACTTGCCAAGCTGGGTCTTCCCGGAACGCAGTAGGTCATCCCGAATTGACTTAAGTGCTGCTAGCTGATCTGGCGCTATGGACTTGGCGTCCTGCGCCCCAGGCTTCGCAGCTTCCTTTGTGATCTTGGCGATTGCAGTCTGTATTTTTTGAGGCGTGATATTGCCGTTTACGTCCGTAAGTTGGAGACCTTGCAGATACCGCATCGCGTTGATCGGCTTGGAAGCATCTGCATAGGCCTGTAAATAGGCATCGAACCCTGGCGCGGCCTTTGTAATGGCGTCATCCAGGCTATCCTTTACGGCCAGCAGTTCGCGGGACGCTTGCATGCCGGCAGGATTGGAATTCGCCAATCGCTTATCCAGCAGGTCGTCAATCTGCTTGCGCACGGAGTTGTAGAGAACTTCGGGATCCGATTCGAGATTGCCCTTTGCGTCAACGATCTTGGACCGAATATTGTTCAGGCTCTGGGCTACGGCATCGCGCTTGCCAGACGGACCACTCAGGATCGAATCTATTGTGTCCAGCACTGGCTTTGCGTCCGCCACGGCCTTGTTGCCGAACACATTTGTGAGAGCAGAGTTAGCCGCCAGATCTCGAGCGGCTTCGGCAGCAGCAATATCGGCCGGGGTTCCTGCCGCAGTCCCCAACTGAGCAAGACGGGCAGCCGCATTGTCCCCTTCTCGAGCGACAAACTCATTGGGGTTTAGATCGCGCAAGGTGCGCTGTAGCGTGGCGATGCCTGCATTACCCGTGGCCTCTGCCAGCGTTGGAACTGACCCTGGGACGATCTGCGATAGATCCGCCGTTAGAGGCCCTCCAGCAGCCGCACGGGCAAGCGTGTTTTCAGCGATTCTCTGCTGACCGGCTTGAGTAAAAGGATCAATCAATGCACGAATCCCGCCAGCAGCAGCAGAACCCAGACGGGATGCTCCAGCGCCAACTATTGGCAGCGCTCCCCCCAATGCAGCGCCCATCTTGGCGTTCTGTGCAGCCTGCTGGTAATAGTCATTCCCCGACCGCTGCCCCGTAACCAGGTCCGCCAGTCCGCCAATCTGCGGATTGACCATCACCGGCGTATTTGCCGCGTAAGCAGCCCCCTGCAAGGATCCTCCGCTGGCGCCCCCGAGGAGCCGAGCTAGACCCTGAGCGGTCTCTCCACCACCAAGGCGCGCAGCGAGGCTCCCCGCACCCTTGGCGACGGTCTCTATAGGGGCAGCCGCCGCCGTAGGGCCGCCGATGAAGGCAGGCATGAGATTGCCGATCAAGCGGCCCGTACCTGCCGGGATGGATCCGGGCGTTGCGGCCTGATATTCGGCCTCGCGTTGAGCCGCCTGGGCGTCATACGCCTGAACTTGAGGGTTCGCACGCTTTGCCAGATCGGTTCCGAATAGGCTATCAATCCCTTGGAGGATCTGTTGCCCCTGGTGCGCCGCATTCTGGCCAATCCCGGCCGGCAGGTCGGTCAGCCCCTGATAGGTGCCCAGACCGAAGTTGCCCAGGCCCTGCATGAATTCCGAGGGCTGAGTATCGGTCTTGGCTCGATCTGCCGCTTCCGAGGCTGCTTGCTGGGCAGTTTTCTTGACTTCCCCGGGCGCACCACTCATTTCGATCCGCATCACGCCATCAGGGCCGCGCGAGGTCGTAACGTCGGGCTGCTTCACAAACGCATTGAAGATAGCGTCGTCGTCGTTTGCGGGCTTCTGGCCGGTGAACGCCCCGAAGATTTCGTCGTCGGACGGCCCGGAAGACGATTGAGGAATGCCGGGAAGCATCTTCCCACCAAGTTTGCCAAAAACGGATTGGGCATATTGGCTAGGTCCGGCATGGACCGCCTCAGAGTTCGGGCCGGCATAGTACGCATTCAACGCCTTAGTCGGATCGTTGAAGCGGTCCAACTGTTGCCCCAGATACCAGGCACCCACGTTCACCCCAATCTCGGGCTTCAATAGGTCTTCCATCGTGTACTTGGTGCTGTTGGCTTGGTTGTAGTCAGCCAAGGCCGCTTGACGAACCTGCATCGCCCCATATGCTCCCTTCCCGCCTCCGGAGAGGTTGACAGCAGACGGATCGCCGCTTGACTCCTGCTGAATGACGGCACGAATCAGCGTCGGGTCAACATTCCATTGTTTGCCGGCAGCGTCGATGATTGAGGAGAGGTCAGCCATCATTGCCCCGGCATTTGGAGAATGCCCGACCGGACAAGGTTGCCCAGATCTGACTTGAAGCGGCCAATGGTGCCGTCCTTCGTCTTGCGGTCGATGAAGGCCTTTTGTTGATCCGGCGTCATTGATGTGAAGACGAAGGCGTCAGGGTTGACGGTCTTGTTCCAATTCGATTGCCACTTGTTAAACTGATCGGTCGTCAGGCCGGAATTTTGGAATGCCAGGTCCTGCGCGGCGCGCATCTTCTCGGCCGCGATGGTCTTGGTGAGAATGTCCTGGTTCGCCATCTTGGAGATTCCAGGGTTGGCATTCCCCGTAACGGCCGCGTTCAGGCGTGCATCAGTCCCGGAGCCAATGGCACCAGAGACCGACGACGCGTAGTTCGTCAGGATCTTTTTGAACTCGTCGTAGTCCTTGATGTCTTCCGTGATGCCGATCTTTTTCGCTACGTCGGGAGACAGCGCATTCAGGAATGATTTGGCAGTGTTGCGCCAGTCGGACCCAGGGCCAGTATCGATGTTGCCCAGGTTGGAACGCGCCTGCTCCAACAAGTTGATGCGCATGGGGGCATCCGCTGCGGCGTCATGCAGCGTTTGCGCGGCCGTATTGGATGTGCCAGCGGCAGCCGTGAGCGCGGCTTGTTGTCCAGGCGGAAGCGCCGTCATCAACCCCGGATTCCCGCCCTGCTGAGGGTTGTAGCGGCCCGTATAGCCAGCGCCACCCAAGCCGGCTTGTGCGCCGAGCTGCTGGGCTTTGGTGATAACCGACTTCGAGCCGTCCGGGTTCGTGACTTCAACGTTCCCAACCATCGTATCGGCCGAAGGGGTATTCTGGACCGTCCCTGCCACCATGGATTCACCCGTGAGAGGGTTGCGGTTCAAGAGAGTCTGGCTGCCGCCCGTGTTCAGCACGGAGCCTTGGGGCAGCATCGCGCCGATCTTCGCTTCCCCCGACAGGGAATTCAAGAAATGCTGCTTGACCCATTCCGCCTGTTGTCCAGGCTCCTGCGGCACGCTCTTGAGTTCGCGCAATGCCTGATCCTTGGGCAAGATTCCCGAGTTCACGGCGTCACTGATCGCATTGACGATATCGCTCGACATGTCGGCTTTGCCGTAATTCGGGCTTTGCATGAGCGATCCGATCATCCCCCGAATGGCGCCCTGCTGCTTCAAGGCCATTTCGAGCTTGCTGGTGTCGTACTGCTGCTGCTGATTCCGCTGTTGCAATACCTGATTCATGTACTGCGGCAGGAACGCACCCGCGCCACTCTGAGCGGCAAGTTGCTGGAACTTGTCGTAATCAACTTGGCCGGTCTGAGGATCAATGGATTGCTGGTAGGCCTGCGAAATGGACTGGTTCGCTTGCAACTGCTGCGAGGCAGCGCGCAGTTTCACAACGTCGCTCGCGGTGCCCAGCAGACTGCCGATGCCGCCGCTAGACTGCGCGGGCCGAATGCCGAGGGGGATGGTCGCGTCAATACCCATGTTTCAACTCCACCCGGAAACACCAGGAACGCCATTTAGGGCAGTCCCATAAATTGAGCCATTAGCCGTGAGGCCGCCCGAGCCGCCGCCGCCCAGCAGGGAATAGAGTCCCAGGCCGTTTGAAATGCCGCTCAATCCGCTAGAGAGTGCATTCGCAGAACCAATCGTTCCCGCAGCCCCAGCATTTGCGGCCTGCGTCGCATAGTTGCCCGCTGTGTTAGCCGTCTGAAGGCCAGCGTTTCCAACGCCTGCGGCAGCGTTTTGCCCCATACCTGCCAGACCGGCAAGCCGGTTGTACATATCGTTCGCAATGCCGTAATTCGTGTTGTAGGCTTGGAGTGCGCGGTTGTACTGTTGGCCGTAGGTGTTGTCCGCTAGGCCAGTAGCGTACGAAAGCAGCCCCTTTTGCTGCGCACCAGAAAGACCCAGGCCCATCGCCGAGTTCTGGTTATTCAGCGACTTCAATCCTTGTTGCAGGGTGAATTGATAGCCTGGCGTGTTTTCCAGGTCACTCGCGTCGAAGCTAAAGGGCGTGGTAAGCAGCGAACCGAGGCCCGAGAACGCTCCAGCGGCCTGCTGAGTCGCCTGGTTCTGCTTGGCCAACTCAGCCTGTACCGCCGCATCGAGTCCGGCCTGATCCACCACGTCATAGCCGCCCGTCCCGCCCGCATTCGGGTCCCACACCTGTGATGCGCCACCGCTATCGCCGTAGTAGCCACCGCTATCTACCCAGCCGCCAGTTCCCTTCGTCCCGCCTTGGGTCGTCGTGAATTGCGGCGTGAGTCGATCTCGAATCTGCTGTTCCGTTTCCCCTTGACCTGACTGACCCGCCGTGATTCCGGTTGTGGGCAACCCCAGCATCCCAAGCAGAGCAGCCAAGCCAGTTTGCCCAGCCCCCATATAAGGGGCTAGATTCTGCTGGTACTGTTGGAACATCTGCCATTGCTGGTCGGACGCGTTTTGCGCAGCATCAGCCTGTTGGTTGGCCGCGCTTTTGCTCGCGCTAGACGACATTGCGGATCCAGCCACGCCCGCGACAGCAGTACCGACCCCAACTGCGGCAGCAACCATGTCAATCTCCCAGCCATGCGCTATAGGTCGTCTCGACGTGCGAGAAGCCCAAGCGCTCAAACAGACGCCCAATGTCCTTGTGCGCCTTCGTTCCGACGAACATCCGTTGCACACCGCGGCGCTTGGCCTCGGCTTTGACGGCGTTCAGCAGCAGAACCCCGCCCATTGCGCCCCGTTTGTCCTGACGCAGATACAAAATATCCATGTGACACGTCAAGCAGGTCTGATAATGCAACCCAGGCGCCACGAAACCAACGAAGTAGCCAACAAGTTCGCCCTTATCGCGCACAGTCACGAACAGCACTTCACCGCGAGCATCACGGTCAAGATACAAACCGTATTGAGGATCTAAAGGAACTTTGTCCTTGTTCAGGGCGAGTTCTTCCCAATGGAGCGGGAACAGCGGCTTCATTTCTTCGAGGCGTTCGGTCAGGGATTCGACTTGGGCGGTAAGCATCACACACTCGTACGAATGTCCACGACCATCGAAATGCGGTCGTCGGCGCTGTTGTTGATAACTTGGTGGACCTGTTTGTTGTCGAACCAGAACACGTCCCCCGTGTTCATGTTTATCTGCTCATCCCCACACTTGATGATGGCTCCCGGGTAGCCCTGGAGCACGATGTGAAAGCGCGTGTAATAGCGCGTCTGCTCCGGTGTGTCGGCGTGCGGGAAGATGCGGCCACCAGGGATAATCCGGTTGATCATTACACGACCCAGACGCTCGCCTTGAACGCGAGACATCAGACCCATCACCAGCGGACGCGCCTCATGCAGAATCTTGTACGCGGGGTAATCGACCGCTTCGTACTGGTCATATCCCGCCAACTGATTCTGCTTATAGGCTTCAATCTGTTCCTCGGTCAGCCCTTCCACCTTCTCCGGGAAGCGGAGCATGATGGTGTCCGTTTCACCAAACGGACCCTGCGGGTAATGACGCAGGAACGTGTCCTCCTTCCACAAGTCCGGGCGACGTTTGATCGCCAGGACAAGCGGATTGGTGTCCACGCCATGCATGAGGAAGTGGAAGTTTTTCAACGAATACCCCCGATGCGATAAGCCTCGGAGGCAGTCGGCACGATGGGCGATGCCGTCGCGTTGATGAAGGTGATCGCCAAGGTATTCGCGGCGCTCACACGTGCCCCGGCGATCCCAAGACCCGCTTGAAGCGTGGGCTTGTTGACCCATACCGCGTCACCGACCGCAAGCCCGGGGACGGTGAACGTCTGTTCAGCGGTGGTGTTCGCTGCGACGGATGCAGGAGAGAGCGTCACGGTCTTTCGGTAAAGCGCGGTCACCGTGCTGGAGCCGGATCCGGCCATCGTCAAGCTTTGAACGCCCGCCAGCGTGTCAGTAGCAACTCCCAGGTACTTAGCCATAATTAACTCCCGCTAGTTTCGTAAACGCCGCCCGCCAGAGTCACAGCGGCCCCCGTAGCAGCCATCGCCTGCAATGTCATCCCCGCATCCAGTTGCAGGCCGATAGCCTGGGGCGGTACATAGGTTTGCCCTGCCGAAAGAGAAAACGCGGCCAGGATCGTGTTCGATGCCGCTGGGCTGCCTCCAGATGGAACCCGATACAGCGTCACGGCCACCGGGTTAACCGACGTATTCGTCAGTGACAGGTTATTGATCGTGCCCACGGTCCCACCTGGCGCCGTGTAGTACGTAGCCGCAGAGGTCGTAAGTTGTGCTGCCGGAATGGCCTTTGGGATTCTTTGCATGGCTATCTCGGAATGATCGTCACGGCCGGTACGCTGGAATAGGTGAGGCTCACAATGTCCCCCGCGTTCAGCTCAATCAATTGCGTGCCCAGGCCGGCAGCCGACAATGAAAGGCCCTTCACGTAGACCGATGACACACCTACCGGGATAGCCGACGTGAATGTAAGGCTGGTGCCAGACAGGCTGTATTGGTCATCGCCTTGGAATACGCCATCGAAGAACACCCAAAGGCGTTGTTTGGCCCCGAACGACTGTGACAGCGTGAGCGATGTGGTAGATCCAGGCGTGAAATCCGTACCGGCGACAAACGTCTGATCCGCGATATCCGCCCCTGAGTTGCCGAGAGGAAGCGCCATGGGACCACGTTGCAGGACGAAGGAGGATACGGAGCCACCGGAGAGGTAGAAGCCCTGTCGAAACCCCGCCGTATAGGTCCATGGCGACGTGGGCGGCATCGGCAATGAATAGGCAGACCGCGTGTACTCCGTGCTCTGCACAGGCGCGAAGATCATTTCGAGCAACTTTGCCTCATCGCGCGCGGGGGCCATCGCCATTTCAGATTGGAAGGCATCAGTCCCGGTAGGCGAAGGAGCAGCAAATAGCGCTTCGGTCGAAAGCACGTCCTCAATCGTCAGCGTGTCGGGAATCTCGCCCGATCCTCCGCCAGTCCTGTCCCAAAGGGTCAGCAGGAAGCGAATCCATACCTCCGCCACGCGACCTGACGGGTCCAAGAAGGGCGTATTCCAGAGAGGGAAGCCGGTAGGAATCGTCGCCATCACTGGTTCACCGCTACAGGCTGCACATAGGCGCCATTGAGGGCCGTTTTTACGGGCGCAGACCACGACAGTTCAAAAACACGATCACGCGCCATCCCCAAACGTTGGAATTGCAACGATTTGAGGTAATCCCCCTCCAATCCGAAGCTTTCGCGGATGTGATTGCCCCACGAGGCCCCGCGCGTATCGCTCCAGCGCAGGAAAACCGGTACTTCCTCGAAGTCAGCGCCCTCTCCAACCTGGAAATCCGCGATGAACTCGCGGTATGCAACCCGATTCCCATCGTCAACCATGTGCGGGAAGGACCGCAGGCGAGAAATCGGCGCTCCATCGTCCGTCATGGCATCCATGTCCAACCGATAAAGCTTGCCGTTCTCCCAATCGCCTACGACAGGAGTCCCATAGGCATAGGCGAAGCAATTGGAGCGATGGCGTTTGAAGACGCCCTGCTCATCCAGCCACAGCCATTCATGCCATTCCTTCGTGGAAAGGTCATAGACCCAGGTCTTTTGAGCACTCGGGAAGGTCAAGACGTATTGGAAATGCCCTTCGAGCTGGAACGTGTACCCACGCGCATCGTCAATACGCGGATAGCTCTGGATTTCGTTCTCGATGGCGTGTGTGGAGATCCGGACGGCCTCATATTGCTCCGTGTGGACCACCATGCATTTACCCTGCGGCGATTGGGCAAGCCAGTAGATCGCCCCATCCATTTGAGCCACGGAATCAACAGCCGCGCATCCGTGCTGGATGAACGTGCCGGGCATCCGCTGATACGGGAAGGTGGCATTCCCGGAGTTGACCCATACTTCAGTTGTCCATTGGCCCAGCAGGAAGATGTATAGGCGCGTGACGGCCAGCGTCAGCAACTTGTCCGCGAATCCGGTCTTGCCTGCGAAGTCCGTTGCGTCGAACGTGGCTTGGAACGCCAGCGAGATATAGAACTGAGTCGTGCCAGGGCGGTTCAGGATGAAAAATCCGTCCGCATACTGGATCGTGGTCCCACCGTAGAAGCCCAGGTCAGTGACGGACCCGAAGGTATTGTCAGCCAGGGTGACGGTGTAACCCTGCTCCGTACCATCCACGGCCAGCAACGTCGTTCCATTGTCAGCCATGTAGACCATGGAATCGATGGAGGATACTGAGCCTAGCTGCGTGAGACTCCAGTCAGAGCCGATGGCATAGAACGTCTGCCCGCAGACGCCGTAGAGCGTGCCATTGGAGGCGAAATACAGACCACGCCAGCCGAAGTCCGAGGACTCGGCAATCTTCACCAGACCGGGCGTCTGGTAATGGGTAGTGGGAAATGGCGCGTCCTGCGGGTTCTTCTCCACATACAGGTTCACGCACCGTTGCGCGTTCGCAATGATGCTCTTGGCCTGGTAGGCGCCGGAGATCAGTGGAACCTTCATCCCACGGTACTCCCGATATAGAAGTCACCATAGATGTTGTACGTGCCCGTGGTGCTTTGCAGCGAGACGGGCATTGCCATGCGGGGAATCTGCGTGTTGGCCTGCTCGATGATTCGCATCGATGCCTCGGCCTTCCTCGCCACCACGTCACTGACAGGAAGACCGTAGAGCGGATAGAGCTCCAGCGTCAGGTTCCACATCAGCGCCGCCTTGTACTCAGGCGGCAATACAATCTCATCGCTCAGGTTGTCGAACTGCTGCAACTGCTGCATAACCGTTATGAACACTTCATATTGGTTATTCGGCACCGGCCAGATGAACAGGTTGCCCACCGGATTGCCGGCGTCATAGAACGCATATTGCGGGAAGGCGTTCAGGTTCTTGATGGCGATCCGGTTGTAGTCCTCGCGCGCACGGAGGATCGTGAGCGGATAGTCCACCGGCAGCGGAGTATTCTGGTTCTGGCGGAAGAACGCAGACTCCAGCTTCGCGGGACGGGGAATATCGAAATCGCCACCAGGCCCCACGGTATAGGACAGCGCGCTCGTACCCTGCACGGATTGCGTGATGAGCTGATAGACCATATAGCGGCGGCGCTGCCATTGGGCCATCATCATGTTCATGACGTTAAAGGCGTCATTCACGTCCTCAGCGGACGCAGCCTGCCCCACCCCCAAGACGTTCGCCGTCTTGAGCGACAGATTGATGATGTCGCGGGGAGTAGTGGGCAGCGGAGAACTCATGCCTGCGCCTCGGCAATCATGGCTTGCAACTTCTCGACGCCTGTCTTGTGATGCGGGTTCAGACCCAACTCCTTCGCTTTCGCCATCAGGGCGTCTCGGTCCTGGTCCTCGTCCAACGAAGCACCGACCAGGACTTCTTCCTCGTCGGCGTTGTTGGCAAGCATCTTCGAGCCGTCAGCCAGGGTTACCCATTTCGGGTACTCCTGGAACACATACGGCGCGGTGAAATTGCGGTCGTTTCGGTTCTGCATGGAAACTCCAGAGGCAGGGGCACGAAGCCCCCGCCAGTCTTACAGCACGTCCGCGACGACAGCAGCCCATTCCGGACGGATCGAGGCGAAGCCATACAGAATGTCCATACGGGTGATCAGCTGATCGCTCATCACGTCGTAGGCCTGGATCATCCGCATGGTCACGCCGTCGAAGGTGGCGCGCGAGGCATTCACGACACCGGAGGTGGGCATTTCCAGATCAGCCGTCGCCAGGGTGAACGCTTCGGGGTAGTACGCCAGGTTCTGGCGATACTGCGAGCCAGCGGTGGCGACCAAGGCGATAGTTGCGCCGTTGGCAGGCGAAGCAGTCACGGTGTTGAAGGCGGCAGGCGCCGGAACGATGGCCGGGTAGATCGGGATCGAGGTCGCGCCCGTCGCAACGTTGGCCGTCACCACGAACTGACGCAGAGCGCCTTGGTCGGCGCCGGTCAGGCGGTTGATGGCGTTCACGCCCTGGATGGTGATCACGTCGCCCTTGTTCAGGGTTCCAGTAATGGCGTTGGTCACCAGGGTGTTGCCCGTCTGGCTTGCGCCGTTGACCGTGCCAGCCGAGAACGAGCCCACAGTGTGAACCTGGGTCGTCTGGTCATACATCCAGTCGAAGCCCAGGGTATCCTTCGTGATGATGCCGGTTTCGAATTGATCGCTGATCTTCTGTTGCGGATTGAACAGACCAGTCATGGTCCCTACGGAACGAGCTTGCGTCACCGGGTCCAAGATGATCTTGCGATCCATCATGGGCGCCAGGTTCTGCGTGATCGCTGCGCCCGCTTCCAGCCACGTTTGCGGCACAGGGGAAGCGAGGTTTCCGCCCGAGGTGTTCAGGATCAGGTTCGCGGCCGAGTTGGACAGGGTGATGATGTCGCCAGCCACGGCAGCGGCCAGGCGATTGACGGCCGGAGCCAGGATGCGCTCGCTGAAATCGTCCAACGACATGGTTTGTTCGGCAGTACCGAACGACACCGGGACGACTTTCTGATTGGCGACGGTGAGCGACGTGTTCTGCTCATTCGTGCCCTGCGGGGTGATCGAAGGACCGTTCTGGACGATGTAATCGTTCGGCAGGCGGATACGCAGGGTATCGCCAATCTTGGCACCCGTGCGGGCGAACTGATCGTCATATTGGCGGGAGATCGACCGCAAGAAAGCGTTCGACTGCGTGAACAGTCGAACGGCCTCATTGGTGATCATGTCGATAGTGAGTAGGCTGTTAGCCATGAGGAATCTCCAAGGGACAAAGAAAGGAGCGCTCTCGCGCTTGCTGTCTCTGCCCTGGGAGACTTCTCTACGGGCCAACCGACGATTGAGGCTCGCCTACGCCCTACTCCCCTTGCGGGTAAATGCCCCGACCTAGCGGTACTGCTCACATGCCTAGGTCGGTATCGCCAAGCCTAGGTATCGAAACGACGAAAATGCAATCACCGACGACGTTTTCGAGCGTTCTTGTTGCGCCACTCAAACCATTCGGGGGTTCCCACGGCCGGCTCACCGTCCGCCGTACCGCGTCCTTCGATGGGTTCGATGGGAGCGGGGGCGCTGGATACGGGTTTGGCGAATGCCTTCTTCGCCTTCGGGCTAAGCTTGGCCAGCTCGACAGCCATCTCAACAGGCGCCAGGCCGGCCAGCCGATGAGCCTCTTCCAAGTTCGTCCCGAGATACTGGACGACCTTCGCAGCATCAGGCACCGCGACCAAAGCACTGATGAAATCCGGTCCGACCAGACCCGCCATGCCCACCTGCTGGATAGCCCGGTCAAACTCGACGCCGAATTCCTTGATGCCCTCCGCGTTGATGGACTGAATGCCTGTATCCAGGCGCTCTTGAGCGCGGCGCTTCTCCACCAATTGGGGAGCTAGGCGCTCCGCATAGGCCTTAGCCAGTTCCTCGACGTTGCCATTGGCCCCGCTTTCCATCTGCTTTGCCAGGTCCTGGGCGCGCTGTTCCGCTTGGATAGCGCGTTCCTCGGCTGCTTTGCGGGCGGCGGTCAGTTCGCCAAAGCGTTTGAGCGCCCAATCGGGCACGTCGCCCTTAGGCTTCTCGGTCTGGACCTCTGGCTGAGTCTCTGGAGCCGTCGTTTCCGGGGCCTGCGTGTCGATCACTTCGCCTTCCATGGTGTTCTCCATGTCGTTAACCCGCTTGCGCGGTAGGTTGTGGTTCTTGGACTAGGGGGATACCTACAGTCGTCCCTTGCATACCGATGGCAAATGCATTGCCACCGTTCAATTCGCCCGGATCGTCCCCGATGATGGGGTCCGGGGCCTTCAAAATCTCCACCATGAGCTTGCGCAGGATCGGTTCCATGGCCTCGGGCGTCATCATGGGCTGGACGGCCTTCAAACGGTCCGTTTCGGCCTTGAAAGAGTCGATCATGGCCTTCTGCGTGTTCTCCATTCGCAGGGCCATGTGGTTCAGCGCATCGATATCCGCGCGCTGCTTCTCGATCTTCTCCAAGTTCTGCTTGGATTCGAGCTGTGCGCCGAGGTTTTGAACCATCTGGATCAGCTGCTGGTTCTGCTGCATCAGTTGCTGCTCTTGTTGCGTCGGCCCTTCGCCCTGGATCTCCTTCGGAATCCAATTGCGCATCCGCTCGGCGAGTTTGTCAGCGCTCGGGAAGTCGCCATTGGCCATGAACAAGTCGCCAATGACCTGGGCGAGTTGGGGAACAGCAGATATCAGTTCGCGCATGGCATTGAATGCCTCCTGCCGGCGCGTCTGATAGTTCGGGCCAATCTCCACCACCACGTCAAATGTGCCCACTTGGGGGTTGAAGATCGATTGAACCGCGTTCTGCTGCTTGTCGTCGCCCTGCTCCACAACACCTTGACGCTGCTCCGGGTCGATCTGGATCTGCTGCTGCTCTCCATCCTCTGCCATGATCCGGATGACGCGCTTGGTGTCGTATATCTTCGGAATCAGGTCCAGCAACTGCTTGCCGGTGTAGCGGATGGCATTGGCCACGCCATCGATGAAGTGATAGGTGGCCCGCTGCCCCTGCCGCTGGCGCTGGTCGATGGCCTTCCCGGATATCTCGTTGCCCTGCTCGCTGAATGTGGCCTCGTACTGCCCCGAGGTCATCATCATTTCCTGGGCGGCAGCCTGCATCCCGTCCATGTAGACGGGAGCCGAAGAGGGAGGATTTGGACGCTGAGGTGCTGGAATGTCGTTCCCCAGCTCGTCCCTTCCGTTGAAGGGCAGATACGGGTAGTTCTCGCGGTTCGCCGTGGCCCAATAGTTCTCATGGCCCTCAAACGCTTCGATAGGACCGACCCAGGGAGCCTTGGTCTGCAACGCGCCGTATTCCACCGCCGCCGATGTGTTGTAGTTGTACATGCGTTGGGCGTCCTTCATGTAACGGACAAGTCCCTTGCGGTCCAACTTCCCATCCAGGATGATTTCCTCGCCCACGCAGCGCACGATGGGGATGTACTTTCCGGCCCAACGCGATTCATCGATCACAGCGTTGGCCGCGATCAGGTACCACTTGACCTCGCGCTTATCGACCTTCCGCCGCTGTAGCTCCTGGCCCTTCGTCTTCTTGATAAGTTGCTTCTGCTCCTTGGTCATCGCGGATTCGCGCAGGAATTCGAAGGTGCCGTCCCCATTCGGTAGGGCATACATCCATTCCTTCGACTCCACGACCTCGTAGTACTCAGCCACGCGCACGCGGTTGTTCGACAGCCAGCCGCCGATATCCTCACCTAGCGTGGTGGACGAAGCAGCCGCGTCAGGATACTTGCGCTCGAACTCCTCGCGGGGCCATTCGTCATAGACAAAGCCATACTTCGCGTCCGATCCGTCGCGCTTCTTGATGTTCGGGTCCAGGTAGACAGCCAGGGGGTCCGGGACCTCCTTGATAAATATCTCCTGGTCAAAGCCATTGTCATCCGTATACGCGGTCGTGATGCGCCAATAGCCGATTCCACCAGCGACCATGTTCTCGGTCGCAATGTCGTAGGCGGTCTGCGCGTCCGATATGTACTCGATATGGCGGATGACGCCCTCGAATACCTGGGCGGATTCGTAGGTGGCTTCGGATCCCACAGGATGCACCTTGACGCTAGGCTTGTTCTCCTTGGCATCGTTCACCACGTGCAGGACGTGCGTATGCGTCTTGTTGATGGTCAGCATCGGCCGCCCGTCTAACTGCCGCTGGGCGCGCACCGCAGCATTCCATTGCTCGTGATTGTCCGGATCCGCATAGCAGAACCGGATATCGTCCGCGAATCGCTGGCGAGCCGTCGATTCCCAATCCTGGCAAGCTTTGAAGCGCCGATGCGCGCGGGCAATGAGTTCTTCGCTCATGGTCACATCCAGTATCCGCCAGCGGCGCGATGTTGATAGGGAAGGGATGACTTGCGCACATCCTTGGTGACGGGCTTAGGCTCTTTGAGCGCGACGGCCATGTATCCGAAGGCGTCAGCAGCGTGGGAGGCCCAATCGTGTAGCGGCTCCTTGCTGAACTGCTTAGTCTCTTCATCAACCCGATAGCGATAGTTGCGCAGGGCATCAAGGCCCAACTCACACTTGCGCTCGTCAAACCACATCATGGGCAGCATGAGACGGGCAGCTTCGATACGGGTATCGATGGAAGTCTTCAGGACGGTCCGGACCTTAAAGCCCGCTGCTCGTAGTTGCTGGGCCACCGTTCTTTCGGCTGCCAGCAACTCGTTATTGGCATCGTGAGGGAGCCAGCAATCGCCATAGACATAACGCTTTGCTTGAAGCTCGACGATGTACTCTCCGATGTGCTTCCCGACCCCCTCCACGTAGTCGATGACTCGATATTCGAAGGGCGCGAGTTGCGCAAACCAGATTGCCGTTTTGTCTGCGCGCCCCAGGTCCCAAAAGATGTGAACAGGCTTGGATGGGTCATATGGGACTGGACGGATTCGAGCAGCAGCCTCGCGTAGTTCTTTCGCATATACAGCTCCCATTACTGGCGTTTCGAACGAGCACATGAACTCCTGTTCGAAATAGGCTGTCCCCAATGCCTCGCCATAGTCTTTGATGTAGTCGGCCAAGAGGCGCTCCAACTGCGCCTCACTCAGGATGCCCGTATCCCTCGCGGTCAGCACCTGAGCAAATGCGTTCGGATCTTCCTTGGCGGCCATCAACGTCCGGTGCGCGTGATTCTTTCCGCGAGGCGTCGTGTTGAAGATCTGCCACCCTCCGTTCTCGGCCAGGATCGGGCGCAGGTATGCTTTGGCAGCCGGGTTAGATAGCGCCCATTCCGAATACACCAAACCAACCGGAGGGGATCCCACTAGAGAGTTGAAGTTGTCCGACCCCACAACCTGGAACGTCGAGCCGCTAATCAGCTCTATGTACATTTCCTGGTCGTTCTGACGCTTGCGGATCTCAGGAGGGAATGCCTCATCAACACGCTTCATCCCCGTGCGGGGGTTGATGGCATTCCAAATCGCCTTCTTGGCCTGGGCAGCGAGCGGGAGCATGTACCAATACGTCCCGATGCGCTCGAAGGACGCCACGGCAGTCCAATGCAGCCCCAGATCATCCTTGCCTGACCGGCGATGCCACACCAGCTCCGCATGCCTTCCCCCCCCCTCCAGATAGCGCCAGGCGTCCATCTGGTAGTCCCGAGGGCGCCAGTTATTCGGAAGGGTGATCGCCGGCATCGGTGAATCTCACGATGTTGACGTTCAGTTCCATTTCGCCTGTGTGCTCGGCCTGGATCTGGCTCAGGTCAGGAACGCTCTTCTTAAGCAGAATCTCGATAGCCTTGAGACGAGAGGGCGTCAGCTCCTTCTCATCTTTTCCAAGTGCATGATTTTGCAGAACATTGATCAGCTGACTGGCTTGGATCTTGGTCCTTACCTCGTCCTGATGATGTTTGCGAAGGCGAGCGGCCATTTAGCGCCCCCTCGCCTCCAGGAACGCCGTCCGACGCTGCGCCCGGATGCGCTTGGCCATGTGCATCGCGCTCGCTTCCACGCGACGACGGCGGATGTCCTCGTGGATTGCATCCACAATGGACTTCGGGCCGAGTTTGTCGGCCAGTTCGCGGGAGCGCAGGTATCGGTCGGCGTAGGTCATGCCTTTACCCATGACAACCAGGATCGAAGAGGGCTACTACCTCACCCTTTATATAAAGTGCAAGCTTGGCGTCCCAGGCGCTGATGCCTACGATATCGGCGCTATCGGCTTCAATAAAAAACTCGCCGTGGTTCGTTTGCACTCTGTATGTGCCCAGCGGCTTCGATGGGCTCCCATCCGCCTGTTGGGCCTTGCATTCGCATTGGCATCGATGCGTCAACGCGGCATTGAACGCAGCGAGGGTCGCCAGATTCACTTGCTCACCCCACGCTGCGGGATGATGGGCACGCCGTTGACCTTGACCGGCTCAGCCTTCGGACCCGGAGGCGGGACGAAGCGCTTGGAGTTCGCACCCGAAGTGCGGCAGCCCTCGGCATAGCGAGTGGCGGGAGCCATGTCGGCAGAGACTTTCAGACCGTCTTTCATGTGGGATACCCTCAATGGTTAAAAAGAGGGCGCCCGCATCTACGTACAAGGAGCAAAGACGGAGCGGGCCACCCCACTCCAAAGCCTAGGTATCGAAACGAAATTTGCGCAAGCATTGAAAAGCCCCTAGCGATTTCTCACTAGGGGCCACGAATTGGTACTCGGCATTTATCGTCAGCCCAGTTAAGACGACTGGTGGAAATGTGCACCAGATTCAAGCCGAACCCTTGCGGGCCGGGTAACGCTGGTTGGGTCGGCGGTCACCGAGCCCATGTCTTTTGGACGAGACAACTTGATGGTGGCCGGTGCTGATCGCCGGCTTGCCCTAAGGCGGACGGGAGCTACTCCGCTGCGCATCAGCCTGCGCATTCACCATCAAGGATGGCGACTGAAAAGCATGGATTTCACGTCCATGCATCGGCAGTGTCACAATCGCCATGCGTGATGATGCTCATCACAAGCCTAGGTATCAATACCCGATATGGTCAAGTTCTCGATAGACGATCACGCTCGATCCCATGCAGATCGGCTTCGGGTGCGCCGCACATCGCTCTGCGGCCTGGCGCAATTGCCCGCTGAACTGGATCGGCCTGCGTTGCATCGCGTTGATATCGCGCTTACCTGCCGCCTCCGGGGGCTTCTCGTCTATGAATCTCAGCATGTAGGTGAAGGAGTCTTCAGGGATGGGCCAGCCGGTTTCTGCTTCGATCAGCGTCAGGATGGTTTGTAGCTTCACAGAGGTGGGAAGCTTGTAGCCCTTATCCCGCAGCTTCGCCGCCGCCGCGCGCTTTACGTCAATGGCGTTGTGAACATCTATCCGGCTCTTGCATTCCGGGCCGTTGCGGTGGGGCTTGATGGCGATGGAAGTCATTCTGCTTCCCCATCCGCCGCTGCGGCGACCCGCGCACATGCTATCCCTAGCAGCCCAATCAGGCCCGCAACTGTGATGATCAGGATCTGATAAAAGTCCATGTCATTTCCCCAGGGAAGCAGCGTATTCGATCAGGTAAAGTTTGGGGGCGATCCATATTTGGATCCATGTGAACCCATAAAGTGCGAGGGCCGCTATGGAAGGCATCATCGAAATCGCGGGGATATACCAATAATCTGGAAGGTCGTTATAGTTTCCCCGCGCCTCACGCAATTCGGTAACCTTTGCCATCGCGGCGTCACGCAACATTTGTCGGTCATTTAGTTTTCTCAGTTCGTCTTGACACATGTTCATATTGGCTCTCGGGATAGGGTAATCACACACATTTTCGTATTTCTGAATCTCATATTCCAGATTTCGCCATGCAAGATGAATTCGGCGCATTTTCAATAAGATCCCCACACACCCAACAATCAGAGAAGAACACACGCCAAAGACTAAGAGGGAGGCAACGAGCTTCCACACCAGAAGTTGCTGTATTACGTCTGGTAATTGGGCCTGAAGAAAAGAGACGCCTGCGTCTACCCCTTGGGTTGCCCGCCCCAGCAGATTAGCAAGCGCCTTTTGCAATTGGTCGTTCATTTCATTTCCCCTTGGTTCGTGCCGCGAGAGTCACGGCCACGCCCAGAGCTGGCCATGCGTGAGTAGATACCCCGTACAGCGGGCCGGGCTGCTTCTTGGTGCCGATTTGCGGCGTCTTGCCTCCACCTGTGCGCGGGAAAAGATCAAGCAGCGCCTGGCGTACATTGGCGTCCTTGGCTTTGGTGGTCCCGCATAGGTGCATCTTTACGTCCTTGCGATAGAGGAGACGCGCTTCCTCAGGGGTTTCCAGGGCCTGGACAAATCGACCGATCCACAGGCAAGTTTCGAAGACCTCCTTGCCGACTGGCATCCCGTAGGAGGCAATCATTTCAATTGCTACCTGCGTGTATTCCACTGCCGCGAGGCGCGAAAGTAAGATTTGGTTCGCCTGAACTCCTGAGGAGAGCACCATTTGATGGTCCGGCAGATAGCAGCACCAACCTGACTTTTCCGGTCCAGGATCAATGGCAAGGATTGAGTATGGGACGGTGCGATCTATCGAATTTGGATCACACCCCGCCATCGGATCCAGGGCTACGTCCATTTGCTTCATCGCGCCCTCTCCACGTTCCAGATAGCCGTCCGGAATGGCGATACCTCCATCCCACAAATGGCGCTCATGATTGCTTTGATATGGTCAGTTTTCGGCCGGTCGCCCTTGGGGCGGGGAGCATCATCGTTTTCCCCGAGAGACCAACTAGCACCATAGTTTCCATTGCGATTACGCTCCCAATCGGAAATATGAATCCGCTTGTGGTTATGGAGGCTTGTTAACGCTTTGATGACGGGGTTATATGACTCCCCGCTCAGATCAATTATTTGGTACTGGGCAAGCTCCCCACGCTCCCGCAGCAGCATAAGAATCTTTCGCTCTGTGGCTTTACTCATGACAATTTCTCCAAGGGAATCTCATACGTCGCTGTGCCACCAGCATCCAGCCGCTGGAAACCAATAGCGGGCTTGTCGGACCCGGATAACAGGACGCGCTTTGCAGAAGAAGCATCCCCGATCAAGACCGGCGCCGTACTCTTGAATCCCTGCTTCTGGTTGTTGGCGTCGGTGATACCAATCAGCACCTTCGAGTGTTCCGGGGTCTCGTTGCGCATCGCATATCCCCGGTAGCGGTTCTCGAACTCCTTGGCGACGAACGGCCAATCCCTCTCCGTCTTCTCCCCCAAGGCAATCCAGCCGCCCATTTCCTCAATCACCCTGTGGATAACTGCGTCATCAAAGGCGACGGTTTGGTATGTGCCGACCTGGCGCACGGCCTTATCCACCTTCGACCATGCAACCAGGGCGCTATCCTGGCTGGAGCCGCGCAGCATCTTCACCACGTCGGCAGGCTTGGGCATGAACTGGCCGGAGTCCGGATTCACGCAATGACGGTTCAGAGCCTCCGCGACGGCTGCCAGATCGAACGGCTGCATCGCTTGCCACCAAACGTTCATCGCAAACTTGCTTGCATCCTGGCGATAGAACGCGAACACATCGCTGATCAGAGCGCTGAAACGCGGTTGGTCAGTAGGTTTCATTCTGCTGGCTCCTCAGCCACTGCTCTGCGACCTTTCGGTTGCTGGCCTCCAGTGCTTCCTGGCGGTTGAAGTGCTGCCCTGGGAATCGGCCATCCGCTTGTTCGGCCTTCGGGGCGTACAGGTCTGTCCACTTGCCCGAGAGCACGCTTTGGTTGATCACCGCGACAGGGTCATGGCCTTGATCCCGGAATTTCGTAAGTTTCAAAATCGACAGTTCAGCAGCTCGATCAGTCAACGGAGCCTTGACGGCCTTACGGTGCGCAACCCAATCCTGCCAAACCTGTTCCGGCAACCAGTCAGGCAAGGTGACGGCCGGACTCTTATTGACGGTTCCCTGACGTTTCTTTGATGGTTCAATGACGGTTCCGTGTCCCGTTTTTGGGACCCTTTCATGGGAAATTTGGGACTCTTTATGGGGAAAAACGGTACTCTTTATGTCCGTTTTCGGTACTGTTCCGTTTTCGGTACTGTTCCGTTTTTGGGCCTCTTTAACAGTCCCAATTTCGGGAGTCTTTAAGCGATAGACGATCACCTGTTTTGTCGAACCTTTACGCTCCCCTGTGTCCTCCAAGAAACCCATTTCCTTAAGCCTGGCGACATTGGCCAGGACGGTTTTACGGTCCTGATCCGTCGCCTCAGTCAGATACGCCATGGAGGGCCAAGCGATGAAATCCTGTCCATCCGCGCAGTTGGCTATCGCCACCAATACAAACTTGGCGGACGATGGCTTAATGGGCTGCTTGAGCGCCCAGGAAATGGCCTCGACGCTCACTCAGCCTCCCCGAATACCAACTGATATCCCTCTTCTGCATCTGCCGGCCACTTCCCCATATCCATCAGCGCCAGCCGCGTGCGCTTGATGCCGTCACGCAGGTAGGCATCCCGGATCGAGCGGGCAACCTTGAATTCGGCATCCACGAAGGCGTGACACTTCCAGCAGCCCCAGGCAGCCGCCCAATCGTGGGCCTTGAGGCCCTTCGCCTTGCCAAACAAAGATTCGTTGGAGTGGCAGGCAACCGTCGTTTCCTTGTCGCCACAGCAGACGCCAGGAATGCGGATCAAGCATTCCTGACCCTCGGCCAGGTCCAGCAGCGCACGATTGCGGTACAGGGTCTTGGTCGTGCGCAGACCGGCACGACGACGGCGGAGGGGCTTGGAGCGCGAGAGCATCAGTGCAACTCCACCCCGAAACTGCCGAATACGCACTCCAACCCGATGCCGACGAGTTCACGCGCCAATTCACCCTGCGCCGAATCAGGCTCGGCGCGGCGGCTGTCCACCATTCCGTTGCGCCAACCATGCCAGAAGGACCGGCTCTTATCGCTTCCTGGCTCGTCGCCGCCGTTCAGGCCATGCATATAGCCTGCAACGATGTCGTCATCATCAAGAGTGTCCAAGTCAGCTTTGGTGCGGACGGGTTGGAATTCGCTCATTTGCGCGACTCCATGTAGGGCTTGCGCACGAGGTCATGGAAGATGCGCGCCGCCACTGGGTTATGGTCCAGCTCGCGCCTGCTACTGATACAGCAGATATCCAGGATCCAGTCCCGGGCGCATTCACCATCAGGAACTCCAGCGAATTCCCAGAACTCCGGTTGCTGGCAGAAGATGCCGGCCAGCTTCGCCAGTTCGCCACCCTTAAGCTGTTGATCTTGTTGCAGAACCGGATTCTCGGTTTTGGGGCGCTCGAAGTCGGCAACAAGGGGGGCCAGGGCAACCGGCATATCGATTGACGGGAACAGCTTTAGGAACTCCCCACGGCAGGCAGGATCAATGTCCACCTGGACGCGGATGGTGCCATCGGACATTTCCTTCATCGCTCTTCGGGTTCCGCTGATGGCTTCCATTTCACTGCCTCGTCTGTTGGCTTTCCAATACATGCCGAAATCCAATCATGCGCAGGGCTTCGGCAAACTTCGGGTCTTCTTCGGTGCGCTTATTCGTGGCTTCCCACGCTGCGTCTAGGTTGTCTCCACACTCCGCCTTTACTGCTTGGCGAACGCTCCTTACGTACTGCTCCGCTTCTTCATAGGTCATTAGCGCCTCATATCGGCTTGGTACTCTTCCATCAGATTCAGCACCGCCCGCTTCACCAGCCATTGGGTGATGGCGCGGTTGCCCAAGATTTGCTCCACGTCGGCAATCTTTTCAGCCGGCAAATCAGCCCTCCTGTTCCCGTGCTTGTCGTAGGTCTCCGGGTGAAACCAGATCGTGACGTGCGGGGCATGCGCGCCGATTTCCTCGGCAAGCTGGGCCTTGGTCATGTTCGGACGAACCCGCGTTTTCCAGGCCAACCTGACGGCCTCACGGAAAGACTGGCATTCACTGATTTCAGATCGAGCTAAAAAGCCATCGACCAAGGCAAGCTGTTGAGTTGCAGGCATTTTTTTGTTCTCTATTAGTGAAAAACAATGGAATTACGGGTTGGATTACGGGTTAAATCGAACGTAAAAAAGAGCCCGTCACCACTGGACGGGCTTCAAATGAATCGATCAAACGACAGGGCGTTCCTGTCTGGCTTTTTGCCGCATGGTCCGCTTGTAGAGAGAAGTGAGAAGAAGGTAGGGCCCATACCGAAGTCCCTCCCCCTTGCCCTTTCCCCAATACAACTGTCCAACTCGGGTTTGGTGGACGCCAATCTCCCTGCTGATCGCGGTTTGCGACAGGCCGGAGTCCAAAAGGGCGATGATCATCTGGCGGGGGGTTTTCGCGTTCATGCGCCCATTCTAAGAGGCAGATCATTATTCGGTCAAGAGCCATATCATGACAGTATGTGCAAGGATTGCCGGATGGACACCAAAGGCAACCGTCTCAAGAAAATTCGCTTAGAGAAAGGGCTCTCTCAAGAGGCCCTTGCTCGGAAGGTAGGCTGCCATCAGACCCTCATCGGGCAGATGGAGAAGGACAAAAACGAGGGTTCTCGTTATCTCGTCAAGATTGCCAATGTCCTAGGGGTAAGTGCAGAGTGGCTCGAATCCGGTAGGGGAGAAATGATGGCAGAATGGCCGTTCCCAGGAGTCAGTCCATCTGACTATGCTTGTCTTTCGCAAGACGACAAGGATGATCTGCTGGCGCTCCTGATCTCGAAAATCCAGCGGCGCGGGAAAAAAATCAAGGCCGCCTAAGCTTTCATTAGTGCAAACAATTCCTCTTAATACCCTGGAGGTAACAAAAATTGAGCATAGAAAGTGAAAGAGACGAGGGGCAGAGCCAACCCCCAAATTTTGGACAACATGTCACACGTCTTATCGCGTGGCTAAGTGCGATCGTGGCGTTTGCTCTACTCATTGGCTACATGGCGACTCACACAGGCGTTGGTCTATGATCTAACGCCCCACGAAGAACGTATTTTTTTGAGCTCGGGTGGCCCCCGGGCTCTTTTTTTTGCCCAAGCCATGATTTAGCTCTTGACAGAGGGTAAGAGATAGCTAATCATATGTCTCATAACTAACGCCTCACCCCTAACCGAGGCAGGGAGAACTAGATGTCGATCCTCAAACGCTTGTTCGCCCGCTACGTGGTGGTAGCGCAATTCGACGGCAAGACGAAGCAGCACTACGCGCGGGATTGGGATGAGGCGCTGGACTGGGCACGCTACTACAGCCATGCCTATAGCTGCGCGATCTACGAACGATGCCTTGGCATCACCGCTCTGTCGCCCTCGGCTGTGCGCTGGGGCGTTTGAAGCCCTATGGCCGACTTTCTTACCTACTTGTTGATCTTCGCTGTTGGCGGCGTCTATGGCGCTCTGTACGGACGCATGAAGGCTCAAGAAATTGAAGATCAGCTGCGCGTCAAGGCGGCCGAAGAGCGTGCGCGAGCGGATCTGTACGAAAAGCTGTACGACAACCAACCCACTTGATACCCGCATAGGCGGGGATATGGAGAAGAAGAAATGGAATACCGCGAATACCGCACGAAAGACAAGTCGGAATGGGGCGATGGCCCATGGCAGCAAGAGCCGGACAAGATTCAATTCACGGACGAGGCAACCGGCCTTCCCTGCTTGATCGTACGCGGCCCTTCTGGTGCGCTTTGCGGCTACGTCGGTATTGCCAAAGGCCATCAAGACTTTGAAAAGCATTATGACGCTGTGCCGGTCGAATGCCACTGGGGCCTGACCTTCTCCGACTTTTGCGCCGAGACGGGCGACGAATCTAAGCATATCTGCCATCGGCCTGAACCGGGCGAGCCCGATCACGTCTGGTGGCTCGGATTTGACTGTGCACATAGCGGCGATCACTGCCCCAAGTATGACCGCGATTTGCAAACCCTCGGCACCTACCGGACCGTTGCGTATGTGAAGCGCCAAATCGCAAGTATTGCCTCGCAGCTTGCTGAGCGCGCCTAACCCCCAAACGAAGCAGAGATACGGAGAAGAAGAAATGGCCCTTGTTTTAAATCTCCCAGTTGAGATTGTTGACATTGTCAATGCCATTGCTGATAGCGATGAGCCTAATGCTGCCATTGATTTGATAACAGGCATTGACAACGCAGTCGCTGACTATGACTTCACCCTGGCCGTTGCGCGCCGACTAGTAGCTCTGTTGGTCAAGTGCTGCGAAGAAGACGGTGAAGAATTCGACGTTACGACGCTGATTGGCTGACTGTCATGCCCCTCCTGGACCAGCTATCCGCGCTCGGAATCGGCGTATTGCTTAGTTGGTTCGTGAGTACGCCAATCGAGTGCATCTACGCATACATGACCTGCAATAAGGAGCGGAGGAAATCATGACCAATGCCCATTACAGCGACATTCTTGGAATGGGAAGCAGCGAGATAGCGACGTGGTTTCACATCCGCAAGTTGCTCAAGGTTCTAGTGGTCTTGAGGGGCGTGAGCGGATGGCAAGCTGGCGCCCTTTGCGACGCTGTGACTGATGACTTCGGCAACCTTGTGAAGGTGGCGTGATGGATCCGAAAGCAATCAACGACGGCGGACCTGCGTTCCCGTGTGACCCCTTCGTGGCAAGCAAACCCGGCAACGAAACCGTTGCGAAGCGATTGGCCGAAGGCATGACCCTGCGCGACTACTTCGCGGCCAAAGCCATGCAAGCCCTGATCATGATGGGTGCGACTGTCACCAAACACACGCCTGAAGGTGAATTGACGATTCCAGGCCGCGTGGGCGTCCCTCCGCTGGCCTATGAATATGCCGACGCCATGCTGGCAGCCAGGGAGGCGTAATGGACTGCCCGTTCTGCAAGTGTGATCCGTATGAGTACGTCGACGTCGGAGTTGGCTTCGTTCCTGTTGCTGTGACGTGCTGCGATCTCGGGATAGACCTGATTCAGTACGGCGGCAAGAAAGCGCGCCAAACGCTTGCCAACATGCGCAGCTACTCGCCACGGAAGAAAGCCCGGGCCATGAAGGTGTTGCGCGAATACGGGATTAAGCCGGAACGCCGGACAAGGTGGCAGTAATGGACCCGATCACCGTCACCTTTGCCCCTCTGTCGAACCAATGGATCGACTTCGAGGTAGACGCAGAGATAGACCTGTACTGCGCGGAGCGGACCGTCACGCCCGATCCGGAGAGCAAGGTCCGGCTGTACGTCGAGCGTGCGGTGATGCGGGTGAATGGGGCGGAAGTACCGCACTGCCTGAGCCAGGGGCAGCTTGAACAAATCCTCGCCGACCATCTGCAAGAGCAGGAAGAGTTGGCGGAAGAAAACCGAAAGATCAATCAAAGGTGGGCGGCATGACGAATAAATACACACCCGGTCCTTGGCGCGTAATCAATGGTGGGGCGCATTGGAATAACCCAGACATTCCTAACTATCGGATTCATGCACCAAACAGCGAGCGTGCATATGACATTGCATATTCTGGGATTGGTGAATTAGTTGCCGAGCATGTCTATGAACTAGAAGATGCCCGACTAATTTCAGCTGCTCCTGAATTGCTTGAGGCCCTAATTGCCATGGAAAGAGAAAAATCAGATTACATGAAGCAAAACAGCCTAGGAGATCCGGCGCTGGAGACTACCAATATACGGGCCCGCGTAGCCATCGCCAAAGCCACCGGAGAAAACAATGGATGATCTGCGGCGGCACGGTTGGAAGGTAGTCCTGATCCTAATCCTATTCGGCCTAGCAGGACGATGGGATGCAGAAGACAGCGAACGAATCCAAGCCCAGCACCAATGGGCGAGAGTGGCGCAGAAATGAAGCCCGAAGATTTCTACACGCCTGGCGTCCCGGACGTGTACCTAAGAGGACGACGGGGCGAAGAGATAGCAGTCATCAAAAAGCCCGAATCGCACGAATTACAGGAGATTCAATATGAGCGTCGCCGTTATGGTTTTGGGGCCGTCAGGAAGCGGGAAGAGCTACAGCCTCCTCAACCTGGATCCCAATCAAATCACGCTGATCCAGCCGATCAAGAAACCCCTTCCGTTCAAGTCGACTGATTGGAAATTGCGTACGCAGGAAGACAAGACCGGCTGTCGATTCCAGAGCGATGACCCGGTTCTGATCGAGAAGGCGATGCGCAAGACCGACCGGGACATCATCATCATCGATGACTATCAAGCCGTCCTGACAAACGAGTTGATGCGCCGCAGTACCGAAACAGGCTTCCAGAAATTCGCAGATATCGGGCGTGGCGCTTGGGACATTTTCCAGGCTGCTGGGGACTTGGCCGAACACAAGCGCGTGTACATCATGGCTCATACCCAGACGGACGATTTCGGGAACATCCGCATGCGCACCGTGGGAAAGATGGTTGACGAGAAAGTAGTCCCCGAAGGCTATTTCACCATCGTCCTACGTGCCGAACTGATTAACGGCAAGCACGTCTTTGCGACCCAGACAAATGGGCAGGACTGCTGCAAATCCCCTCCTGGCATGTTTGACGGCATGCACATCCCCAATGACCTCGCAGCCGTCGATGCTGCTATCTGCGAGTTTTACGGACTTACCCAACCTGCCTGAGATTGAGAGAGAACATGCGCAATTACCAATACGACGAAGATTCCGCCAAGCAAGCCGGCGTTAGCAGCTTCATTGACGCCACCGGGAAATACATCGGCAAGTTCGTGATGGCCGAAGCCATCACTAGCAAGAAAGGAACGGAAGGCATCGAATTCAGCTTTGAATCCGATGATGGACGCACCGCGAATTTCCTCCAGTGCTGGACCTACAACGCCGATGGCGAACCCCTCTATGGGCTCAAGATGCTGAACGCCATCCTTTGCTGCGCTCGCCTCAAGACGATGACGCCGAAGGAGCAGATGGTGCAGGGTAAGGATGGGCAGCGCAAGGCGACCGTCTTCCCCGGCATCATTGACCGCCGCATTGGGTTGCTGCTCCAACGCGAGGAATATCAGAAGGACAACGGGGACGTTGGCTACAAATTCAACATCTACGCCCCCTTCCATGCAGACACCGAGTTGATGGCATCGGAGCTGATCGAAGGCAAGACGGAGCCCCAGGCCCTGGCGAAAGCACTGGCTGGTCTGGCAGACAAGCCGATGCAGACCCGCAAGCGCACCAGCCAACCGGCCCGTCAGAGCGAGAACCCTGCCGATGACGTTTGGGGCGAATAAGGAGCCAACATGAGCAATATCACCCTCTACGAAATCGCGCGCGAGTACCGCGCGGACCTCGAAAAGCTGGCCGAGCTGGATCTGGACGAACAGGCATTCGCCGACACCCTGGAGAGCCTGGGGGGTGAGTTGCAGGTTAAGGCGCAGAACACCATCGCGTTCACCCAGCACCTGGAAGCCGTCTGCGCCAGTATTAAGGAGGCTGAACAGAAAATGGCAAACCGCCGCCGCGTCATCGAAAAGAAGGTGGAGCGGATCAAGAACTACGTTCTCCAGGTCATGCAGGCGAACGACATACAGCGCATCGAGTGCCCTCATTTTGTCCTGTCCATTGCCAAGAATCCGCCCTCCGTGCTGATCGAGGACGAGCGCCAAATCCCGCAGGACTATTTCACCAGCCCCCCGCCTCCTCCTCCCCACGTTGACAAAGCGCTGATCAAGAAGGCGATTCAGGATGGCTTCGAGGTCCCCGGTGCCAAGTTGCAGCAGGGCGTACGGCTGAAGATTGCATAAGGAATCGACAACGTGACCACCCAATCCCCCAAAGCAGCCCTCAAGCCGTGCCCGTTCTGCGGCGGCGAGCCGGTCATCGACGCGTGCGACCGGCTGATAGCCATCAAGTGCGAAACGTGCCGGTATTCGCGGGCGTTCTCCGGACTCTTGCAGACCAAGGAAAGCAGCGTGCGCATCTCGGATCAGGAGTTCTATCACAAGGACGCGCACGAGCAGGCTATCGCCTCCTGGAACACCCGTGCCCAGCCGCAGCAGGAAGGCGAGCCGGTCCTGGCTGCGGCAATGGCTCTCCTCGTCGCCGGCGGCTTTGTAGCCCAGGCGAAGGTAGACGAAGCCATCCAGATCGCTCTGAACACCCCGGGTATGGCCCAGCAGCAGGACGCCAAGGACGCGGGATGGCAGTCGATAGCCAGCGCGCCGAAGGATGGCAGCTACTTGCTCCTGCGCGGCAAAGGGGATCACCGAATCGCTGATGGGTATTGGCTCCAAGCGGCCTACAACGGCGTCGGCGCGTGGGTATGGCCGTATGTGCATAGCGAGCCGATGATGTGGATGCCTATCCCCGCCATGAGCGCCGCGCCCTCGATGAACGGAGGGGAAGGTGGCTGACACCGTGGCCGTCCTGTTCGCCCGCGGCGATAGCGTCTACAAGGCTCTGCCCGGTTGCGACGTGTGGGATATCGAGCGCGACGCCCTGCGCTGGGCCGGCGGTGCGCCTGTGGTTGCGCATCCGCCTTGCCGTGCGTGGGGTCGGCTGTCTCACATGGCAAAGCCACGGCCCGGTGAAAAGGATCTGGCGCGCTGGGCAGTATCGCAGCTCAGGATATGGGGTGGCGTTCTTGAACACCCTAACGGGTCGAAGCTATGGGCCGATCAGAACCTACCCATGCCAGGCGCGCCGGCCGATCAGTATGGGGGGTGGACATTGGGCATATCTCAGCATTGGTGGGGACACCGTGCCGAGAAGAAAACCTTGCTCTACATCATTGGCTGCCGCCCCTGCGATATCCCCGATCTACCTTCTATTTCCCTGGGGTCCGGCACACATGTAATTGCCCAAGACACTCGGAAAGGAAACGGCGGCCGTCGATTGAAAAAAGGCGATTTAGGATGGCGCCCCTTCGTAACGCATGCTGAGCGTGAACGCACCCCTCCCGAGCTGGCTGCTTGGCTTGTCGAACTCGCGCGTCGTTGCGCGCCATCACAGAGGAATTCCGCATGACCAACCGCACCGCACCCGCAGACCTGCCGCCACCATTTAATGAACACCCGCTTCACGGCTGGAAAGAATCTTTGCCGGCGAATATTGCCGCGTATTTTCGTTGGCTGCATGACGAGGCTCCGACATTGAGCCTAGCCACGCACAAGCAAATTCTGCTGGAAATGGAAACCTATTTTCGTGCCGACGAGCGGCGCAAGACGCTGGAGGAAGCGGCCGCCGTCGCGTCGTGTGTCGGCCGCCCGGTCGGAGCAGGAGATGGCGACACCTACGTGCCCGGCACGTCGGCGGACGCGGCCCGCGCCATCCGCGCCCTGATCGACCGCAAGGAGCCGACAACATGACGCGCCGATTCATAGACCCCACCGCCGAAGAACGCTGCGAGTGGACCATCAAGCTCCGGGACGGAAGTGAAGCGCAATGCGGGCGCCGCCATGTCGACGGTCAGCTTTGCACCCAACACAAGAGGATGGCGGAACGTTTCATCTGCGCCTATTGCGGCGGCAACGACGAACTGCCTCCCAGCCACTGCATGGATTGCTCGCGCCCCGACAAGGCCTGACATGAAAGACCTCGCCACGCTCGCCATCCTGGCCGCTTCCCTGTGGCTACCCGACCCGCTGCGGGAGGCCCAGGCCGCCTGGGAGCGCGCCCACCACTGCCAGGTCACCGGCCATACCGATCCTGGCGTCTACCAAACCTATCCCCGCCGCGCTGTCATGAAGTGCGACGGCGGGGTTTATGTGAGACCTACGGAATGAACGAGAAAACTGTGCTGACGCTGGCGCGTCTGGACCAGATCATCAGCGAGCATTTCAGGAGCGGTGCCAATGTTACGGACCTCCGGGACTTTGGCCGTGCCATCGAGCGTGCCGTCGTCACCCGCATCCAGCCCGCCGCTGGAGAGGCCGGGGCACCCCCAACCATGGCCGAAATCAATGATGCGATGCGCGAGGTGGGCTGGCAAAACTCCGCGATGCGCCAGGCCGACCTCGAAAAGGTGACGAAGGTAGTTCATAAGTTCGCCACCCCATCCCGAGCAACTGGCGACGGCGAGGCTGATCCCACGGACCCGGGGTACGACGTAGACGTATTGCGAGAGCATATTCGCCATTTGGAACGGCGCGTTCGGCAACTATCTACTGGCGAGGCCGGGGCGGTGCCGGTGGTGTGCTACCCAGGAGCGCCGGACTGGCTCAACAGCGCTCATGAAGAGGTCATCTTTCTCGCGGGCTGGAATGCCTACAGAGATGCACTTCGAACCGCCCCTCCGGCGCAGCCTGAGAAGCAAGACTGCCCGCACGCCGCACCGCATCGCTACTGCGCCGAGTGCCCCGTATCGCCGTGCCCTATCGGCCTGGGAGCCAAGAAATGATCGATCCCAACCACGATATCGTCCCCACGCTGCGCATGTTCAATGGCGTCATGACAGGCATAGCGGCTGATGAAATCGAACGCCTACGTGCGCGCGTCAAGGAACTGGAGGCCGCACCCATTCAGCAAGCCGGGGTGGATGCGTGCGGTCGCTGCGACGGATCAGGTGAATCGATGGTGCTGATCGGCGTCGGACCTGACGCCCATGACGCGTTACGTCCTTGCCCTGACTGCAAAGGAACCGGTGACGCCACACCGGCTGCGCAGGGCGATGAGCGGGCAATCCTGGATGATCTGTCCAAGTGGGCGCACACGAAGGAATGCGCGACCGATGGCGCTATCTCCGTCTTTTGGGGTGAGATTCATCCCTTCGTGGCCCGCGCCCGCGCCGCCCTGGCCCGGCAGCAGGGCGGGGGCGATGCGGAGTTGAACGACAAAGCGCTCATTATCGCCAAGGAAATAGCGTTGCTGTGGGGGCGAGATCGCTCACAATTCGTGTCGCGCATCCAGGTCCCGGTAATCGAGGCGATGTTGTGGGCCCGGGAACATGGCACAGGCGATTCGGATGCGGAAAGGCTGCGCGCCATGGCCTGCGAATGGGATCGCGCACGCCGTGGTGTCGATTCCCGTATGCCGATCTGGGATGCGCTGTGCGAGGCGATAGGCGATAACGCTGACGGCAACGGCATGCGCGCCGCCATCGACACCGCCCGCGCCCAGCGTGCCGAGGGGGAGCAGTCATGAGCCAAATAGACGATGCAGTGAAGCGATTACCGGTTGGCTTCCATCCGCACCTGCTGGTGAATTTCATCAACGGCAATGTCAGCACCACCCGGAAAGGAACAGTAAAGCTGACGATCGAGATTCCGATTGAACCGCTTGGCTCACCTTTCACGGACCTTCGCGCGGTCACTGACCCGCAGGAAAACAAGTTGGTTCCGCTGCTGATCTTTGTCGAGCCGGATGTAGTGCTTGGCGCCCAGCGTGTCGCTGCACAGGAGAAAGAATGATGGACGACGACATCAAGAAGGCCGAAAAGCGTGGCTACGCGCGTGGCTACGCCGCAGGCAAGCAGTTCCGCTTGCGTGGCATGCAGGCGGAAAGGACTCTCCGGGAAGAACAAGCATTTTGGGACCGCGCCTATCTGGTACTTCTGCCTTTCGCGTTTGAACAGCAGGGTTGGAAATTCGGCGATCAAGCCATCACCAAGCCACAGGATCGCACTAAGTTAGCTGCCGAATGGGCGACAACCGCGCTTCAAACCAGGCGCCTCAGGAGACCATGATGGGCGACGATAAGCAACTACTGGAGGCTGCCCTAGAGATTGGCTATATCCCATGGAGCGGCCAGCCGACGCCGGAAGCCGTTGATGACGCCATCGACGCCGCCATTAACTCGCAGCGCAAGGAAGGGGATGAAAAATGAGTTGGCCTGAAGCATTTCTTGGCGCGGTCATTGCCATATGTGTAGCAGCCTTTTTTATAGTGGCGGTCTGGAAAGAATGACCGCAGCAATACGAAGACTGATTGATACCACTGCACGACACTGGGGATTGAAATGACCCATCCTGTTCAAGCAGCTGAAGCCGCTCGCATGCTGGGCGTTTCCAGCCGCCATGTTTATGATCTGGCTGCGCCCAAGGGGCCGATTCCCTGCTACCGCATCGGGAAGCGCATCACCTTCGAAGTGGCCGACCTTCTGGAATACAAGCAAAAATGCCGATCCATCGAGATTCAAAACGCGGTCAGTTCGTCTTTGAATTCGACCGTACGATTGAAAGCCAGCGAGTCAGAGCTCGAAAGCGTCTTCCGAAAACTTGGACTAGAACCGAGGCGGATGCCTTCGACAGGAAGGAGTCAGCGCGCCTCTACGCCATCGCGGCCGGCGTTGCGCGTGATCGAGCAACCGTAGAGAAGGCGGTTGAATACTACCTGACCGACAAGAAGCACCTGAAGACCTACAAGGAGGCGGCGCGTAATTTTGCCGCCCTCTACCCCTATTACAAGGGTAAGTTCGTTGATCAGTTGCCAGAGATAGCCGCAGCGATCACCGCCGATGAGTCCGGCGAGAAGGCCCCGGCCAGCATCAAATACGAAATATCGCTGCTTCGCGCCGCCTGCCGCTGGGCATGGAAGAAGCACAACCACGGCGAGCATGATCCTGGCGCCCGGGTATTGGTGCCCCAGGTCCGGAACGAGCGCCACGTCTATATGACCTTCGCCCAACTACTAGGCCAGCTTCGGCACTGCCGCAATAAGGGTGCGCGCAAGGCGATGGTGGCCGGTTTCTTCACGGGGATGCGTTTGTCCGAGCTGCTGCGCGCCAAGATCGAGGGGGAGAGCCTAGTCGTCTACGACACCAAGAATGGCGACGCCATCAAGCGGGTCCCCATCCACCCTACCCTTAAGCGGTATATCGACCGGCACGGATGGCCCATCGAAGCCGCCAAGTCAACCATCCAGAAATGGTCCCGTGAGAGCCGCACAAAGGTGGGGCTCGACCATGTCCGTTTCCATGACATTCGACACAGTACGGCCAGCGAGTTGATCAACAACGAAGTGGACCTGTACACTGTTGGCGCGATTCTAGGGCACAAGGATCCAAGGAGCACGAAACGCTATGCCCACCTGAACCAAGCCAGCCTGACAAAGGCGGTGGCGAAGATGGGGAAAAAGCGGGCGTGA